TTACATCATACAATGCCAATATGATCTCAAATGAGGTCTTTATTGATAGTGCAACTCTTAGAGAAAACGTTGTTGCACTTGCTAGAAACATCGGATATATCCCAAGATCAAGAAAAGCGTCTACAGCAACGATAAATTTCACTGTAGAGCCAGGAATCACACCTCCACCAACAACAATTACCTTAAAAAAAGGGCCAGTCGCTGCTTCTAATCAATTTGGTGGTCAATCTTTCACTTTTGGCACTACAAAAGACATTACAAAACCTGTAATTGATGGAGTTGCTTCATTTTTGGACATAGAAGTGAAAGAAGGCACTGTAATTGACCAAAGTTTTCCATTTTCGACAAATAATATCAATCAAAGGTTCATTTTATCAAATTCTGGCATAGATTTGGACACTTTAGAGGTAAATGTAAGACCAAGTTCGACTTCTTCACTATTATCCAACTATGTAAGGCAAGATAGTTTATTTGATGCGGTCACAGGAAGCTCAATAAACAAAAATTCACTCATTTATTACATTCAAGAGATAGAAGATGAGCAATATGAGGTCATTTTTGGTGATGGAATCTTCGGAAAAGCACTTGAAGACGGAAATATTGTTGAAGTTTCGTATATTTTGTCAAATGGATCGGATGGAAACGGTGTAAGTAACCTATCTTTTGCTGGAAAATGCGTATATTCCCGAAATGCAGTCGAAAACACCATAACTAGTGGTATTTCTTTACTAACTGCTAATAATCCCTCTAGTGGTGGAGACGAAATTGAGAGTGTTGAGTCTGTTAAAAAGTTTGCACCACAAATTTATGCCACTCAAAACCGTGCTTTGACCTCAAATGACTACGAAATTCTAATTCCTAACAAAATTTACCCAGAAACTGAGTCAATTTCGGTTTATGGGGGTGAAGAATTGGTTCCGCCACAGTATGGAAAGGTGTTTATAAGCATAAAACCACGAACTGGTGACTTTGTTCCGAATGCAATCAAAGAAAATATCAAAAGAGACCTCCGAAAATACTCTGTGGCTGGAATTGTACCCGAAATTCTCGATCTCAAGTATCTCTTTATTGAGACTGAGAGTAAAGTTTACTATAATACAAGTCTCGCACCCAATGCTTTGACAGTTTCGACACAAGTTTTAAACAATATCAACAAATTATCTGCATCTGCGGAGCTAAATAAGTATGGAGCAAGGTTCAAATATAGTAAATTCTTGAAAGTAATCGATCAAAGTCATGAATCCATCACTTCTAACATCACAACCGTAGAAATGAGAAGAGATTTACGACTAGCAACCAATCAATTTGCAGAGTATGCCATTGATTTTGGTAATAGATTTGATGTTAGATACATGGATGGGTTTAATATTCGCTCTTCTGCCTTCAGAGTGTTGGATATTAGCAATGAAGTTTACTTATATGACCTACCAAACTCTGATGCAAGGACTGGAACTCTTGGTTTATTCTCCTTAGATGCACCAGGATCGACCACACCACTGATTGAAAGGCAAAATGTGGGTGTTGTTAACTATGAAACTGGTAGAATTACACTTAATCCTATTAATATTACATCAGGAAAGACAAAAGATGCTCAACAAATCTTAGAAATTTCAACTTGCCCATTCTCGAATGATGTAATTGGATTACAGGATTTATATTTGCAACTAGATATTAGTAATGTTGAGATGATTATTGATGAAATCGCTTCAGGTGCAGATCCATCTGGTTCCACGTACACTGTTACTCCAAGTTATAAAGACAAGAAGCTTGTAAGATAACCACATGACAGAAAAAAGAGTTCAAATTAATAAAGTTGTAAAAGAACAACTCCCTAGTTATGTGAGGGATGACAGCCCGTTGGTGGGTGAATTTTTAAGTGCTTATTATCAGGGTCAAGAGTATCAAGGTGGCCCGATTGATATAATCAGTAATTTAGATTCTTATATACAATTAAACAAATCTGGAACTCTAGTTGGTTTTACGACTCTCTCAAGTGCCGTTGGTCAATTCGATGAGACTATATCTGTAAAAGACACGACTGGATTTCCTGATAGCTATGGTCTTTTAAAAATAGATAATGAAATAATTTCATATACTGGACTAACAACAAATTCATTTACTGGTTGTATTCGTGGTTTTGCTGGTATAACTTCTTTTAGCAACCCTGATGAACCAGAGGAGTTTGTTTTTTCATCATCTAATGCATCTAGTCATGCTGTTGGTGTTGGAACAAGTGGTGGTCAAGTCAATAATTTAAGTGTTTTATTCTTAGAGGAGTTTTTAAAGAAGTCAAAGAAACAATTTTTACCAGGTTTTCAAAAGGATTTAAACACTGGATTAAATCAACCACAGTTTATTCGTCACTCAAAAGATTTCTACAATTCAAGAGGAACTGATGAATCGTTTAAAATACTATTCAAATCATTATTTAATGAAGAAGTAGATATTGTAAGACCTGCTGATTATGTTATTTCTCCATCAGATGCAAACTACAGAAAGACTCGTGACATTATAGTTGAAGCAATACAAGGTGATCCAATGGATCTTGAGAATAAAACTCTCTTCCAAGATCCCTTTGAAAACTTATCTAGAGCATATGGCCCTGTATCAATGGTTGAGAGGGTTAGAGTTGGATTATTAACAGACACATACTATAAAGTTAGTATTGATGCCTCTTTTGGAACAGGTAGTTCTGATGAATTATTATATGGTGAATTTGGTATTCATGCTAACTCAAGAAACGTAGGATCTGTTGGTGCTGCACAAACGTTTATAGATGTTGATTCTACGATTGGATTTCCTGATAAAGGGTCATTAACATTCAAATATCAAAATGGAACAACTGGAGTTTGCACATATTCAAGCACTAATGTAACACAGTTTTTAGGTATAAGCACAACTGGTATAACGACCACTATTAAGGATGCTACACCA